CTTATCATTAAATAGATAATATTCATGAAATTGTGGTAATTTAAAGACACTAGGTGACTGTCTAGGGTTTGGTTTTATTTCTCTAACCTTTTTAATTTTAAGAGAATCTATTAACCTAAGTTCTTTTATTCCTTGTTGAGGTTCTTTGGGGTCAATCATTACATGATAATATACCCTGCCTTCAATATACCATCTTTTAAAAATATCATATGCTTGATTATTAAAATCAAGCATTTTTAAAATAATATCAAATTCTTCATCGATCCGGTTTTGCAAACCTTTAGATAAACTAGTTTTTGTTAAATCTAATTCTACTGGATTTCTGTTCTGATTTGTGATGATAGCTTCTTGAATGATATTTTCAACAGCCATATCACATTCGGGGTGTTCGGCCATTTCCCTATATTTCATGATTAAATCTGCTTCAGTTTTAGCAGTTGCTTCTAAATCTAAATAGGAAGCAAAAGCTCCTCCGGCAGAGGTGGCTTCAACCGCGCCTTCATCATTTTCGGGAAATGCCAGAGCTGGAATGTCTGGCTTTTTATCTCTCTCAATATTAAATCCAAATAATTTCATAATATATAACTTTTTTCAGGTTTAGGCGGTGATATTTGCTTTTGCATGGAGATAGTAATCATATTGCCAATCTACAGTAAATTCCTGAATAGTATTAACAGTGTCCCAATTTAAATCTATTGCAGACATATTAGAGGGCCAAGCTCCTTTAAAGGTCCACTCCTGATCCACATCGCCGTCTTTCTTAAACATTTGCAAAGTAACTGTGGTGGTATACTTGGCTCTAGCTGAGTATAAAGCTTTTGTTGCTTTGTTTGACTGGGCTGCATTAAATTTTTCGAACCATCCTACAAAATTTTTATAAATCCCCAGGTCTTCATCATTTACAACTGTTGTGGTTAATGGTGCAAATTCTCTGCTTTCTCCAGCAACTTTTACATTTCTTCCAAAATATGGAACTTCAATGGGAGTAAGTGTAGAACCGGGAATATTTGAAGCTTTACACATATAGCTAAAGCTACCTGAAGCAAAACTTTGGGTTGCGTCCCCTTTGCCTATCGCGCAGCGCATTAAGTTAGTCCGGGCTCCGCCACCTTTCAGCTCTGATATAAAAGCATTAACACCTAAATTATCTGACATTTTTTTCCTGTTTTATCTTTTTAGACCGGTTGCGTCCAATAATCATAGGACCAAGTAACCGAGTATTCCATTATAGCATCATTAGGTTCCCAATTAACATCAATTTGATCTAAAGAAGTTGGCCATGCATTATGCAGCCTCCATTTTCCAATTGTGTTTCCGGCTTTACCTAAAGTATGGATATCCATATCGATAGAATAACCTGCTGTGGCAAGTTTATTTATGGCGTCGGTAGACCTTACATTACCAGCATGAGAATTTATTTTATCCATCCAACTTTCGATTTTGTTTCGCATATTATAACCTTCATCGTTTATAATTGTAGTTGTTATATCATCGAAAGTTCTAACTCCGGGGAATTTTACTGAACGGCCCATATACATAATGTTTACTATTCCTACGGCGCTAGCTGGTACTTGGACTCCCTTGCATATAAATTCTGATTTTACAACCGCACCAGATTGACTATTCTCGGCTCCGTTAATTGGAGTGAATTTACACTTAAATAGAGATGCTCTCGCACCGCCGGCTACTAGTTTTGAAACAAATGATTCTGGTCCATCTACTACAAATCCTGCCATTTTCTCTTCCTTCGTATATTAATTATTTATATTATTTATACGATAATTTATATTATTTATACTACGTTTACAACTTCTTCAAAATCTACGCCACTTCTTACAGCAACAAAGTTTAGCAATACAAAGTTAATACTCTTAGTTGGCTTAACAAAAATACTACCAATAAATTCATTTCGATCAATAACCTCTTGAGTATTATTAGATTCATCGCAAACTACTGCAAAATCTGTTATACCGCCTCGTCCTTGAATATCCCTAAGGAAAGGTTCGACTGAAGAAACGAAACTAGATCTGGTAAAATCATCGTTGAATTCAAACATTGAAAATCTAGCAAAATTTGCAATTGATTTTTCTAATGTAATAAAAAGCCTTCTGACGTTGATTCTATCAAAAGCTGATGGTTTAGCTAATAGAGTTTTATCACCAAATAACAATGTTCCTTGTCCTGCGAAAGAAACAACAGGATTTACACCATTTTTATAAAGTAAATCTCTTTGTGTTTTATTTGGATTCCATGCTAACCTAGCAACATTTTTAACTGAACCTCTATTAAATCCCGCTGGTGAGAAGAAAAAATCTCTTTCGACGGTAGTTCGTACAACTAATCCCGCCGTATCCGGATTCAATGGAATATATCTAAAAGTATCGTTATACTTATCGTATTGATATTTCCATCCACAATCTATAACTGAATAGGATGAACTTGGCAATAAATTTCTAAAATCATTAACTGCATCTACTTCATTTCCTTCATTATTAACAACATCGGATTGTTCCGGTGAAACGAAAACCATACAATCTTTGCGTGTTTCTGCAATATTACTAATAAGATATGAATTAACAATTGAAGAAGCTGGTCCAGTTATAATCAAAGACACATCAACATCTTCTGCTGATTTAAATTTATCATATCCCATAATAATATTGGCGTCAGTTAAATCTTGTCCGTCTGCGCCACCTGACATACTAATCGAAAAATTAGTTCTGGATTGTGTATAGGATGGTTTAGAAGCAACATTAGCAGATGTACCCCATGCGGCAGTATTAGGAGCTGTATCGGCGCCTGTTCCGCTAGGATGTTTCATCCACCAAATATATTTGGATCGTCTATTAATTGCCTCTTTATAATAAAGAGCTTGGCCATCTTCTGATTTGGCGTCGCTGGCTACTGACAAGGCTGGAAAAATTTCTAGAATAGTACCTTTGACTCCTGTCCATTCTCCATCTTCGTCTGTTATTATTACATGAACTTCATCATTACCTACACCTCGGCGAGTTGCAAAATCGGAGGTTGTTGGGGGGTAATCAAAATTACCTGCAAATTCCCATTCTCTAATATAATTTACTGAAGTCGTAAGCGCGACTGAACTTGGAGAAATTGCATCGACTAATGTAGCCGATGTATTACTGGTAATAGAAGCTACTTCAAGAGTTTCTCCAGCAATAGTTACGTTATCTCCAGCCGTTAATTGTAAATCAAAATATGTTCCGGTTCCTGTCATTACTTTTCTTGCTGCATCAGAAATTTGAACAGTTCCCATTATTGCTCCGAATGCATCTTGACCTACGGCTTTATAATGAGATGATGTAGTTCTTACAAGGCTTGCTCCAACAGTTACATCGGTATTTTGTGAAGATACAACTGTCATTCCTGTATCGGTACCGATTGCTGTCACAAGATAAAAGGTGGTACCTATATGAACAACATCATTTATTTGTATTTCTGATGTAAATGCTGTGTCTGTTCCTGTGACTGTTCCTTCTTGAGCAGCAAAAGCTATTGTTACAGTTCCTGTAAGTCCGGCAGATGCTATATCGGCGCCACATAAAGATACCTTCATTGAATTGCCTAATTCTCCGGCATATTTAGATGCGAATTCCCCATAATCATTTGAAGGACCTGATCCTCCATATTCTGAGTAATATGTATTATAATAAGATTCATCACTTTTAATTAAAACTGCGTTAGCTGAATCTGTGGTTGCGTTATATGCTGATGAATTTGCTACTCGAACAACATTTAAATTTTGACCGTAGGCTAAAAAATTCGCCGCTGAAAAAAAACTTAGATATGTTGAAGAGTCAGGCTTCTGGAAGTTTTCTACCAGTAGATCTTCACTGCTTACATTAACGATTTTATCTATAGGTCCCCAGCGAAAAGCCCCAGCAAAAGCACCTGCAGTTGTTCCGGTCTCAGGTACAATGGTAGTTAAATCTATTTCGCGAGTAACTACTCCTGGACTTACTGTAAATGCCATCTTCTTCTCCTGTAAATCGCTGAAAATTTTATTAAGTTCATGTACTATTAGTTACTATGATTATTTATAAATAATCTGTTCTCATAGTCCGAATAGGTGGTGACCAGATTCTTCTAGCATCCGGTTAGTTCTTTCAACCGACCATCGCTGTCCGTCCTTATCAATAATAGTTTCCTGTTCTAGGCCATCTTCGATAAATCCGAAAGGTAAATAAGATTCGTCTATTTCTTTCATTTTCTCACTATACATCTTTTCTCTTAGATCAAAATCTGTTAATTCTTTAAAATATTGCTGATTTGTTAGCCAAGCGAAAATCACAAGCGTAATAACTAAATCATCATGATGACCTTCTTCTGCTTCATATGATTCTTTTTTAGCTGAGAAAGATGTAAGTTCATATATTATATCATAATCAGTAATAATAAGTTTATCTTCTTCTATTAAATTTTTTAATGTTGAGCAACCTAGGCGTTTGACTTGCTTTGTAGTTCTTACACCCCATTGAGCATTTTTTCCGAAGCCGCCACCTAATTGCTGACCTCCACGGCCTTTCCAATTCATCATTAACATATTTTCATATTCCATATCTTGATGAAGGGTCATTGCAACTGATTCGCCTATATCATTAACTTCTACTAATACAAATGCATTATTATAATGTTTCGCTGCTTTATGAATAAAATTTGGATATAGCATAGGTGATATTTCATTATCTCTATATTTTGCAACTACTTTATAAGGTAGGGCCGTACTGTCGATAACAGTGAAAGCTGAATAATCTAATTGTAAGCCTTTGGCCGTATCAACTACTATTGTATAAGTATGTTTTTGTTCGGGCTGTTCGAATATGTCTAAATTTTCATAAGAATGTACTGGTGTTTTAAATGGCATAGATCTTAATTTTGAACCAGATATCAATGTTCTTGTACTACCGATAAATTCAGTTTCGAATTCTTGTGAAAATTGTCTTTCACTTGTATTGCGAATGGTCTCTTCTTTCCATTTCTGATCTCTGCCAGGAATTTCAGACCAATGAACTTCGATAGGTATATAGTTACTTCTTTTTTCTTCAGAATCTACCCACATTTTATAAAATTGATTTAAACCGAGTGGAGTAGATACTATAAAAACTTTTGTAGTTTGACCAGAAGAAATAGTAGGATAAACTGAAGTAAAAAATTCTTCAGCTAATTCTTTCGGAACGTGGGCGAACTCGTCTAAGAAAATAATATTAAAAGATGAACCTCGAACTGCTGAAGATGAAGTGGCTGCCGCTAATACTTTTGAACCATTCTCTAATTCTATATTTCCTTTATTCCAAGCTAATATACCTTGTTGCAACCATATGGGCATATTTTCATATGATAACTTTAATCTATCTAATAATTCTCTAGCTAAAGATCCTTTATTGGCCAGTATACCTACTTGAACATTTTCGTTAAAAAGTATATAATGTAAAAAGAAAGCTATGATGGTTGTTGATTTTCCTGATTGCCGAGGCATCTTACATATCACAAAACGATTATCATGAAATGTGCGAACCATATTTTCTTGAAAAGG